ATCAATTCTCACAGAAATCTACTTCCACAAAGAGTAGCAAAAAGCGACAAGAAGGGTTGGGTAGAGAATGGTGGGAGTTTGAACCCAGAGTGGGTAGAGTGGCTCATGGGATTCCCAAGAGGGTGGACAGACTTAAATCACTCGGAAACGCAGTAGTACCTCACATACCCTATTACATTGGTCAAGCGATTATTAAAAGCTATCAATGAAAGTTACTATACCTTACAAGCCACGACAGCATCAATTAGATGTTCATAATAGTTTAAAAAGATTTAACGTTCTTTGTTGTCATAGAAGATTTGGTAAGTCTACATTAGCTGTTAATCACCTTATAAGAAGTGCATTAACAAACCCATTACCAAGGCCCAGAAACTATCTTATTTGCACAACCTATAGCAGTGCTAAGCGTATAGCCTGGGATTTTTTAAAGCATTACACTTCCGTAATACCGGAAATGCAATATCACGAAACAGAACTTCGTGCAGACTTTCCTAATGGAGCTAGAATACAATTACTAGGTGCTGAACGTCCAAATTCATTAAGAGGAATTTACATTGATAGTATCGTATTAGATGAATATCAAAATTTTCCGCCTAACATGTTTGCTGAAGTCATTAGACCAGCATTATCGGATAGGCCAAACTCTAACGCAATCTTTACAGGTACTCCAAACGGATTTGGAGGCCCTTTATACGACATATACCAACAAGCTTTACAAAATGAAAATTGGTTTGCTAAAATCTATAAAGCTAGCGAAACAGGAATTATAGATCCTGAAGAACTTGAAGAGGCAAGAAAGATTATGCCTCCAGAAGTATTCGCAGCTGAGTATGAAGTAAGCTTTGAAGCCAATGCTATTGGATCTATTTACTCAACTTCATTAAATAAAGCTGATGAAGAAGGACGTGTAACAAAAGTTCCTCATGACGATCAATTAAAAACAGAAGTATTTCTTGATCTTGGAATGGCTGACAAAACAGCTATGTGGTTTGTACAGAAAAAAGGTACAGCTCTACACATTATCGATTATTTTGAAGACTCTGGTGAGTCTCTTCGTTACTACGCAAATATTTTAGAAGAAAAAGGCTACATGTATAACACTATCTGGCTTCCGCATGACGCTAAGGTACGAGAGCTGGGAACAGGTGTCTCTAGATATGAAACTGCATTGTCTTTGGGAATGCCGGCACAGATTGTACCTAAATTACCAATATTAGATGGCATAAATTCCGTAAGAATGACTATGTCAAAATGTTGGTTTGATTATGAAAAAACAAAAGAAGGACTCAATGCTCTTAGACAATATCGATGGGCAACAAATGATAAAGGACAAGCAAAAGATAGACCAGAACATTCCTGGGCAAGTCACGCAGCCGATAGTTTTAGATATATGTGCACAGCAATATCATCGTCTACTAGCTGGGAAGCAAAAATTCAGTATCCAAAAATGGCAATAATATAAAATGGCAAAAAAAATTAATAAACACACACTTACAACTTTAATAGGACAAGAAATAGCTAATTCATTTGGCTTTTATTCTGGTGAATTAAGTAAACATAGAAAAGATGCTCTAAGATATTACTTAGGCCAACCTCTTGGTAATGAAGTCGAAGGATCAAGCGCTGTAGTCTCGCAAGATTTACAAGAGCTCGTAGACTCTACTATGCCAAGTCTTATGAGAGTTTTTACACAAGGTGAAAGCATTGTAAGATTTCAACCTACAGGACCTGAAGATGTAGAATATGCTGAACAAGCTAGTGATTTTATCAATCATATTTTCTTAAAAGATAACTCTGGCCATAGCATTCTACATACTATGTTTAAAGATGCTTTAATTAGTAAAAATGGTTTTGTTAAATACTATTGGAAAACTTCTAAAGAACAAAAAAAAGAAAGATATAAAAATTTAACAGAAATAGAATATCAATCGTTACTTGTTGATGATGAAGTAGATGTTGTAAAGGTTGAAGAAAATAATGAAGGTGAAGAGCTACTCTATGATGTAGAAGTGAAGCGTGTAAAAGAGTATGGAAGAATTGCAATTGAAAATGTTGCTCCAGAAAATATTTTAGTTTCTAAAAAAGCTACTAGCTTAGATGATTGTAATTTTATTGCACAAAGATGTTATAAAACAAGAAGTGAACTCATTGACATGGGTTTTAAAAGAGATGATGTCGAAGATTTAGCAGCTGCTGATGAAGATGTTTATAATACAGAATCGCAAGAAAGACGTTCTTATGATGATGACACAACAGATTTTAATTACTCTAATGTAGATCCATCCCAGACAGTAGTCATAGTTACTGAATGCTACATGAAAGTAGATATGGATGGTGATGGTATTGGTGAATTAAGAAAAATTACAGTTGGCGGTAATGGATCTAGTAATATAAAAATTTTATCTAATGAAGAAATAGAAATTATTCCTTTCGCAATGTGTGTAGCCAATCCTATGCCACACAGATTTTTTGGTTTATCAATGTACGATCAAATAGGTGATATACAGGCCATAAAGACTACTGTGATAAGACAATGCCTTGACAATATGTATAAGCTAAATTCCGGTAGACTTATCGTTCAAGACTCTATGGCAAATCTTGATGACGTAATGGTTTCAAGACCAGGTGGTATTATTAGAGTTAAAAGTCCAGACGCAATCAAGCCTTTAGTAACTCCTAACTTTATTCCAGACGCATTACAAATGCTTGCAAAGCTTGATGATATTAGAGAAGCAAGAAGTGGTATTTCAAAAGCCACCATGGGTTTAAATGCTGATCAAATTAACAAATCTCATACAACTGCTTCTAGTGCTAACATTATGATGAATGCTAGTACTCAAAGACTAGAATTGATTGCTAGAAATTTTGCTGAAGGTATTAGAAGAATGTTCCAGGGCCTTCTACAGTTAACGTGTACACATCAAGAAAAAGAAAGAATTATTCGTCTAAGAGGAAAATTTATTACTATGAATCCTAGAGAATGGCACGACAGATATAATGCAACAGTGCAAGTAGGACTAGGAACAGGATCACAAGATCAACGTTTAGAAGTTTTAACAAGAGTTTTAAATGTACAAGAAAAAATTCTAAGTAAAGGTGGAATGGGTATTGTTAAAAATCAAAATGTTTACAACACACTTGCCAAGTATTTAGAAAATGCTGGCTATGCTGATGCTACACAATTTTTTAATAATCCTGAAAATGAACCTCCAAAACAACCAAAACAAAGACAACCTGATCCAGCTATGGTTCTAGCACAACAAGAACTACAAATGAAACAAGCAAAAGATCAAGCTGACATACAATTTAAACAACAAAAATTACAATCTGATAATAGATTTAAAGAGGAAGAATTAGAATTGAAACAAGAAAAACTCGCTAACGAAATTATTAGAAAAAAAAATAATGAACAATATGCTAATGAAAAACTAGCATCAGAAATTTTAAGAGGTAAATAATGGTTCCTTTTATGCAAAGCTCAACAGCTAAAGATATTATAGCAAACAATAAAGCCGATTATGCTTATAACACTAACTCTGCCGGTATGTTCCGTAATCCTATGTATGATATCAGAACACAACAAGAGCTAGCTGGAGAATTAGATCCAACCGCTTTATATCCTAATCCTATTACAGATACTATTTATCCTAACGAACCAGAACCAGATCCCTATGCATGTGGACTAGGTGAAACATATGATCCTTATTTACAAAAATGTGTTCCTATAGTACCTGATTTAGATAACAGTCGTGAAGTAGAAGAAGAACCTTATCAAGGTGTGGGTAGTGTCTATAGTCCAACACAAAACGCATTTATGAATTTAGGATTAGGGAGTTTAACAGGTGGTAAAGAGATTCCTAGTGGATTTGGTTTTGACAGTTTTGGTCAAGGATTGAAAAGTGTTTTAGGCATGATTCCACCTTTTGGACTTCCTTTAAAACTTGGAAGAATGCAAGACATCAATACGCTAATTAATAGTGGTGTAATTAATAAAGACTCTAATGGAAAATTAACTTTTGCTAAAGGTGGTAATCTAAACTTAGTACAAGCTAACCAAGCATTCGAACAAGACTTAGCAAGACAGCAAGGATTAAATTTAGATGCTCAATCTCAAAACATGATCGGTACTTATAAAGATAATGATGGAAATAATGTTCCTTATTATCTGCAACAAAGCAGAGGTGATAAAGCCGATAACATGAACAATAATGTTTATAGAGATATAATTGGTAAAAATAACAATGTTACTGTCAGTCCATTTCAATCAAATTATGGAGCTAGTGAAATAGTTTCTTATTCTCCACCAGATCCAAATAGACAAAAAAGCGAAAGTGAAAAAACTTTTGACAGAAAACAAGCTGAAAAAAAATTAAAAGCAAGTAATCCAGGTGAAAGATAAAAATAATGTCAGATAATGAAATCCAAAGAGGATTAATAGCAAAAGAAATTTTACAAAATGATATTTTTGTAGAATCAATAAACAAAATTAGATCTGAACTTATGAACGAATGGATAAATTCAGATACACAAAATTCAGAACAACGAGAAGACATTTGGAAAATGAGAAAAATGTTAGAAGTTGTTGTGAACGAATTGCAAACTGTTTTAGAAACAGGAAAACTTGCAACAAAAAACAACAAATCATAAATAAGGAGTTAAGATGTCAGAACAATCCCAAGTGGACTCTGCAACTGATAATCCCGTTACACAGGAAACAGTTGAGCGTAAAATATACAATAACCCAAGTGATGCAGTAGGTGACTTGAAAAATCTGTTAGGATTAGATCCTAATGCCTCAAGAAATCAAGAAACCGAAAGCGATGTGTCCAAATCTGAAGAAGTCACTTCTGAAAAGAACAATGATGAATTAGGTGAAGATGCTGAGCTTATTGACCTATTGGATGAGGAAGTGCCAATTGAGAAAACTGAAGACTTTATCAACATTGATGGTGAGCAAGTACCTTTAGAAGATCTTAAAAAGCAAAGACTTATGCAAAAGGATTATACTCAAAAAACTCAGAAACTTTCGGAAGAAAAAAAAGAGATAGATTCAATTAAAAATAATCTTACAAAAGAGTATCAAGAGGCTAAGCAAAAAAGAGATTTATACGAAGCAAATCTTAATGATGTTATAAACTTTTTAAATAGTACCCAAACTCAAGAAGCTGAACTTGATAAACTTCTACAAACTAATCCGAATGAATATATTCGTGCAAAAGCTGAATCTGATAAAAAGAAAGAAGCTCTTGTAGAAGCACAAAAAGAACAAGCTCGCGTCTATCAAGAAAAAAAAAGTGAGCAAGATCGTATCTACGATCAGTACATTAGTTCTGAAAGAACTAAATTGGAAAACGCTTTACCTATTTATGCAGACGTAAATAAAGGACCAGCATTTAGAACTGAATTGGTTGAATTTGCAAAATCTCAAGGTTTCACTACCGAAGAGATTGGCATGTTAGTTGACCATCGTTCAGTCTTATTACTTGCTAATGCTATGAAGTATCAAAGACTTCGTGATAGCAAAATCAAAAGTAAAAAAGTTAATGCAGTTCCAAAAACCATGAGTAGTACTAATCAAGTGGAAGACATCGCTGAAGGTTCTAAACGTATGAAATCAAAAATGGACAGATTGAAGAAATCGGGCAGTGTAAAAGATGCTACATCGGTTTTAGAAGATCTTTTAAATAACAATAAACTTTAGATAAATCTATCTATAAAAAAAGGAGATAAATATGGCAGTGCCATCAAATACCTTTGAGACTTTTGATTCCAACTCAATGAAAGAAAGTTTTGAAGACATTATTTACAATATCGCGCCTACAGAAGTTCCATTCCTTTCAGGAATTGGTAAGACCTCTGTAAGCCAAACATTACACGAATGGAGCACAGACTCACTTGCTGATGCTGCTTCAAACGCACAAAAAGAAGGTGATGACTATGCAGCTCTAGACAGATCTGCAACTGTTAAACTTTCAAACAGAACAGTTATTTCTGCAAAAGCAATCACTGTTTCTGGAACTGTAGACGCAGTGGACCAAGCTGGAAAAAGCGGCACAGAAATGGCCTACCAACTTTCTAAAGCTGGTCGTGAGCTAAAAAGAGACATGGAGCATATGCTTGTTGGTCTTAATACAGCTGTAGCTAATGGTTCATCAGGAACAGCCAGGAATACCGCCTCCCTATCTTCGTGGTATGGCGGAAACATTCCAGGCACAAGTACTGCTGCTGCAAACTTTTCTGCAAACTCAAACTCAGCTAATCCGAATGGAGCTGGTGGTGTCGCATTCGCGGGAGGTAATAATCGTACTTTTACTGAAGCATTACTAAAAGCTGGTGTTCTAAAAGCATACACTTTGGGCGGAAATCCTGAAGCAGTATTAATGTCACCATCACATAAGCAGATTGCTAGTGGTTTTACCGGTGTTGCCTCTAAGTATCAGCCAGCATCTGAAATGACTACAACCGGTGCTGTAGATTTGTATATCTCAGATTTCGGAACTTTAAGCTTCGTGCCAGATAGATATCAAAACGCAAATCGTGTGGACATATTACAGATGGACACATTTTCGCTTGGCCAATTGCGCCCTTTTGCGACTAAAGATCTAGCAAGCGCTGGTGATAACGAGAAAAAGCTACTTACAACTGAGTGGTGTTTAATTGCTCAATCACCTAACGCAAACTACGGAATATTTAACTTAACTGCATAATTTACTTGCAGCAAAAGGATTGGGAGGGTTTTCATGCCCTCCCTTTTTTCATTAACAAAGGAGTATAAATTATGTCAATACTAGAAAATGAATTACCTGATAATCTATTAGGCAGCACTTCAACTATGAAATTTACATTAGATGAAAGTGGATATGCAAAGGTTTCTAAAAGTTGTAAATCAGGTGGATGGGATGTAGATGTTACCGGAACAATTACTGATCCTGACGGAACAACTTGGAAAATAGAAGTAAAAACTTCAGGTGGTTCTGATCATACTAAATCAGGAGTAGCGACAGGACAATCAGAAAAGTTTTCACTAAAAACTGATCCGATTAGTACAGATGTAACTTTAAAAATTTGGGCAGAAAATGGTGCAGCTTCTGCGGGCGCTGTTGGGCACATAACTATACAATACTAATTAAAAGGAGAAAAAAATGTTATTCAAACCAGGAAAAAAAAATTATAAACCAGGTAAAAGTAATCTTGTAAAATCAGTAGGTAGCAATAAAAACAAAAATAAAAAAATTGCTAGTGGTATGAAAGTTTTTAACCCAATGCAAAAAGCTATGGGATCACAAGGACTAGAAACAAGAGACTTTTTAGATCAACAAATAGACGCAGCGATTAAAGGTTAATATGACTACAAAGTTTAACGTAGATGGTAATGCAAATGCCGCTGTAAAATCAATCATACATTATGATGAAGTTGAAAAAAAACTGCATGTTGAAAATACTCAAGATGTAGAAAAAGTTCTTGAACAAAACGTTAAGGATCAAAATAATCAAAATTTTAGACTTAATGGTTTTGAAGATATGAAAATGCGAAGACTTGCTAGCATTCCAATGATTGAATTTGAAAGGTTAGCTAAGATGGGAATTATGTGTTACTCCGGAAAAGTATTAGACAGAGCAAGATTATTTAAATACTTGGATGACTCCAATAATGAAAAACTTAGAATTTGGAAAGGTAGACTATCCTAAATGTCTATAGACACTTACACGAATTTAAAAACAACAATTGCTAACTATCTAAATAGAAGTGACTTAACTTCATACATTCCAGATTTTATTAGCTTAGCAGAAACACGTTTAAATAATGAGCTTCGTGTACGTGAAATGGAAACGATTGATGACACAACAAACACAGTAAGTGGAACTCAAGATTATTCTCTACCTACAGGTTTTATAGAAGCTATTTATGTTTTATATAAAAGCGATCCGTATATTACCCTTAGATATAAATCGAATTTTGATTTCTTTAGTCAATTAAATGCAAGCGTATCTTCAGGTGTTCCTAATTTCTTTTCAATAGTAGGATCAAAGATTTATTTAGGACCAAAACCAGATACAGCAACAAATTTAGAAATAGCTTTTTACAAAAAAATTGCAACCTTATCTGAAACTAATACAACAAATGATATTTTACAAAACTATCCAAATTTATACTTATATGCAGCTTTAGCTGAAAGTGCTCCGTTTATACATCAAGACGAAAGATTAACGATTTGGTCAACTTTATATAAAGAGTCAATACAAAGAGCAAATGAAACTTCTGTGAATGGAAGAACAGCTTCACATGCTCTTCAAATTTCTTCTAGATCGGTGATCTAATGATTGATTTCGGGGATTTACAAGCAGATCTTCCTAGTTATAAAAACCAAGGATCAGTTGCTATAGATAATGTTATACCTTTAGCAAAAGGCTATAAAAGTTTTCCAAGTTTCGTAAAACTAAGTGATACAGCTTTGGCTAGTCAGCCGGTTGGATTGTTTACATCTTTTGGTGCAGCTGGAACTGTTAATTATTCTGGTGATCAAACAAAATTATATCAGATGAATACATCTGGTAATTTTATAGATAAATCGAAATCAGGCGGTTACAACAACAGTACCACTGAAGGCAGTAAAGATTTTTGGTCATTTGTAAAATTTGGTGACAATGTTATTGCAAGTAATTTTGCTGATAACATTCAAGTATTTAATGAAGCAAGTAGTAGTGCTTTTGCTGACTTAGTTTCCATAAAAGCAAAATACTTAGCAATTATTAGAGAATTTGTTTTTACAGCTTATACAGTTGAATCTGGAACTTCTTACTATCAAAGAGTTAAATGGAGTGGTCTTAATAACTCTTCACAGTGGACTCCATCACAAAGTACACAAAGTGGTTTTCAAGATATACCTGGTAGTCATGGTGCTATAACCGGAATTGTTGGAAATGAAAGTTTTGGAATAATATTTTTTGAAAGAGCGATTTACAGATGTGATTATGTAGGTACTCCATTAATTTTTACGTTTAGTAAAATAGCTGACATAGGTGCTTTTTCACCAAAGTCCATTGTATCTTTTGGTAATACAATTTACTTTTTAGCACAAGATGGATTTTACTCTTTAACAAATGGTTCTGATATTAAGCCAATTGGCTCAGGACGTATAAATGAATTTTTTTACAATGATGTAACTTCTAATTTTGAAGGTATTACAAGCGCTACTGACCCTAATAATTCTATAGTCTTATGGAGCTATAGAGGTTCTGGTGCTACAAGTGCTGGATCAATTAATAATAAATTACTAATTTATAATTATGCTATTGATAAATGGTCTACCGGATCAGGATTATCTTTACAGTTTATTAGCACAGCTTCACAACAAGGTTTTGCAACTTTGGAGTCTTTAGATGTTTTAGGAAGTCTAGACACACTACCAAAAAGTTTAGATAGTTATTTTTATGGCAGTGGTATCGTAGGGTTATCAGGCTTTGATGAAAATAATAAATTTGGTAAATTTTTAGGTGCTTCTCTATCAGCTACAATAGATTCAAGCGAGTTTGAAGGCATAGAAAATAAAAGATCAACATTAATTAATTGTAGGCCTATTGTAGATCTTGATGGTGAAACATCAGTAATTACAGTAACTCCAATATCTAGAGATTCTCAAGCTGCTTCTTTAAATGTAGGAACAGCAGTTGCATTAACAGAAAGTGGCGATTGCCCACTAAGACAAACTAGTAGGTACCATAGACTAAGAGTTAAAGTTGTTGGAAACTTTTCTACACTTCTTGGAATTGACGTAGAGGCTAGACCAGAAGGTAAAAGATAATGTCTAATCAGTTTTTAAATGTGCCCTTACAAATGGGTGATAATACACAACATTTAAGACTTGTTGCCCAGGCTCTAAACAGCACGATTGATGGTAAATTAAATTCAACCGGCTCTATTACTTTAAGTGCATCTGCAACATCGACAACATTAACAGACGCAAGACTTGGTGGTAATTCTATAATTCTATTTATGCCCATAACTGCTAATGGCAGAACAGCTTTAAATGGAATGCATATTTCTGCTAGAGCGTCCGGGAGCGCAACATTAACACATGCAAGTTCAAGCAACTCAGACCAAAACCTCGCCTACTGCATTATTGGATAATGTTTGTACACGAGTACCCGTTAAAGATATCTATTTAATCTGGGCTCAAGTAGCTCCATTACTAGAAAAAGCATTAGACGAAACATATGAAATTAAAGATATTTTGTATGGTTTAATTAATAAGAAAATGCAGCTTTTTATAAGTTGGAATGACAATAAAGTTGAAAGTGCTGTTGTCACTGAAATTTGCGAATACCCAAGAACTAAAACACTAAGATATTTTTTAGCTGGTGGAACGAATTTAAATAATTGGCTATCAAGAATACAAGAAGTCATAGAAGAATTTGCTAAAAGAAATAATTGTACTCACCTTGAAGTCGCTGGACGTAAAGGTTGGGTAAGAAAATTAAAAGGATTTAAAATGAAAGTAATAATATTAAGTAAGGAAATAAAATGAGTAAAGGCAGTAATCCAAGTAATGTAACTACAACAAGCACAAATGAGCCTAGTGAATATATACAACCATATTTAACTCCAGCTCTAGATGATGCTCAAAATTTATATGAATCATCAGCTCCTAATTTTTATCCTGATGCTACATATGTTGGCTTTGCTCCAGAAACTGAACAAGCTTTAAAACTTGCACAAGCAAGAGCTATTCAAGGAAATCCATTATTAGGATCTGCACAAACAGAAGTTAATAATATTTTAACAGGTCAATATTTAAATCCAGGATCAAATCCTTATTTACAAAATCTTTATTCTGATATGGCTGGTGATGTGACTTCAGCAGTTAATTCTCAATTTACAAATGCTGGTAGATTTGGAAGCGGTGCTAATCAAGAAATCTTAGCAGACTCTTTAGGGCAATTAGCAAATGAAGTTTATGCAAACAATTACAATACTGAAAGAGCTAACATGGTAAACTCTACGCAACTTGCACCAGGATTAGCTGATGCAGATTACACAGATATTCAAGCTTTAGCTGGCGTAGGTGCTGAACGTGAAAATTTATCAACTGCAATGTTAGAAGATAGTTTAGGACGTTTCAATTATGAGCAACAGAAACCATATATGAAACTCAACCAATATTTAGGAGCGCTTGGAGCGCCTGTTCCACAAACTACTATAGAAAATAAGCCTGTCTTTAGAAATGTAGGTGGATCTTTACTTTCAGGTGCATTACAGGGTGCAGATTTAGCTGGTAATTTTAATTCTATATCACCAGGAATGGGAGCAGCTGGAGGAGCCCTTTTAGGGTTATTAGGTTAATGGTACAAATATTTAAAAATAAAAATAGAAGTGTTTTAAACTCAGGTCAATTACCACCAGATCCTTTCCAATTATTAACAAATACTCAAAATAGTAAAACAGGACTTTCACAAAATGGATTACTAAATGCAGAGCTTCCTACAGCTACAACAGGATCAAATTTATTAAATCAACAAAAAGGTTTTGCAAGTAGTAATCCTGGTAGAGCTTTTGCAACAGCAATAGGACAAGCTTCAGGATATTCAGATAGACCTGTTAGTTTTACTGAAGTTTTATCTCAAGGTATGGCAGCAAAAAATAAAGCGGAAGCATCACAAGCTGCATTAGAACAACAAAAATTCAATGACAACAGAACTTATAATCTTGCTTTAGGTGATGCATACACCAATAGAATAAAAGCTTTAAATACAGATGGTAGAACAAACTTAGCAAAACAAATGGACTTATTACATCCCAATTTAATAAAAGGATCACCTGAATATTTACAAGAAGCTATGAAGATTATGAACGCTGGTAGTACAAAATTTGGTCAAACCAAAAACGACATAATATTTACAAAACAATACGAGAAAGATTTAGCAAAAGTTGAAAGTTTCTTTGAAATAGGAAATACGAATAGAGACTTAACAAATGCCTATGAAAATATGGAAGCTATTTTAGAGTCAAATCCTGATTTTCAAACAGGACCACTTTCAGAAGCTTTTTTACCTGTACTAAAAGTAGCTGTACAGTTAGGACTTTTAAGTGAAGAGGAAGCAAAAAATGTTGATCAACTTACTTTGCTTCAAGCATTTACAAGTTATGTAACTCCAAGAATGCGTCCTGTTGGTTCTGGTGCTTCATCTGATTTTGAACAAAAACTTTATGGACAAGCTGGTGTACAGCTTGGTAATTCTCGTGATGCTAACTTATTAATTGTAAAAGCAAGATCTTCTTATTCAAGAATGAACGAAGACTTTGCAGCTTTTTCTGATGAATTTTTAAGAAGAGATCCAGAAAACTTTAGTCTTGCAAAATTGAATGCTGCCTATGATGCAGAACTTTTTGCTGACAGAGATAGATTTGAAAGAATTATGGGAACTAAAAATATTTTTGATAATGGTGAAGCTCTTATATCATTTGCATCTAGTGGACAACTAAATGTAGGTGATGTTTATTATAACAATGACACAGAAAGCGTAAAATACGGAACTTACCAAATTGTAACTCAAGAACTACTAAATGAAGCAAATAAACCACAAGAGGATAATGCATAATGGCTAGTATTTTAGATTTAGGTAATGATGTTAAAGATATCGACAATAATTTAAAACCTGTAGATATACCTAAAGAAAATAATGAATTTCAAAATACCAGAAGCGAGGCCGGAAATTTAATTCAAGCGGCAAAACAAGGATTTTCTTTCGGATTACAAGATGAAATCGATGCCTTGATTCGGTCTGCTGTAGATGCAGATACTAAATTTTCTGATGCCCTTGAGATCGAAAGAAATCAATTTGAAAGTTATAGAAAAGAAAACCCTATAAAATCTTTTGGTGCTGAAATTGCTGGATCTCTTCCTTTTGGTTCAGCCGGTATCGGCAGAACTTTAAAATCAACTTTTGCAAGAAATGCAGCATTAGGTGGTTTATATGGATTCAACACAGGTGAAGATGGTCTTGAGAATAGAGCTAAAAACGCTGCAATCACTGCTCCAATTACCGGAACATTTGGAACTATTTTACAAAAAATCTTACCTACAACTAATGTAGATGCAAAAAAATTAATGGACGCTGGTATTGAAGTTACACCAGGACAAGCTAATAAAGGAACAGTAATTGGTAATGTTTTAGATTTTTTAGAGAAAAGAGTAACGTCTCTTCCTATTCTAGGCGATATGGTTGCATCAGCATTTAATAGAGGCACGAAAGATTTTCAATTAAAAATCTACAAAGACTTTGCAGATAAAGCTGGTATTAAACTTCCTAAAGATTTTGAATTATTAGATGGTCCTAGTTTATTTGATGATGTAAGCAATGAATTTTCAAAAAAATATGATGATGTTGTTAGTAAATTGCGTCTTAGTAAAAACCAATACATTGATGGTATAAAAGATTTTGGATCACAAAATGGTCTTACAAAAAACCAAATTGATGATCTTGTTAGAAGAGCTACAGCAAAAATAGTAAATGAAAAAAATAATTTAATTTCAGGAGCATCTTTACAAGAAACAGAACAACTATTAAGAAAATTAAGTTCTGATATGTCTCTAGACGTGACCATGAGAGATTATTTTAAAAGTATTACTGACACTGTATTTAAAACAAATATTAAAAATAATAGTACCAAAGATGCATTTATAAATTATGAAAAAGTAGCACAATCATACCCTTTTATGTTAGCTCTAACAAAAGCTACTGCAAAAAATACAGAAGGATTATTTACACCAAGTAATGTTTTACAAGCTACAAAAACTACAAGTTCAGCAAAAAACTATGCTAGTGGTAAAGCTCCATATCAAGATATTTCAAGAGCAGCTGCTAGAGTATTGGGCCAACCTGTTGGTGACTCTGGTACACAATCAAGAAATTTAGTAGGAGGAATAATGTTAGGTGGAGCTGCTGCTGGAGCTGGAGCTGATGGTGGTGTTACTTTGGGTGGAGCAGCAATGGGTTCATTACCATTTTTCTCTTATTCCACACCTCTAACTAATAAAGTTATGACAAAAACTGTACTACCTTTTGCTGGAGCTTATGGCAATTCATCCGTTAGGCCTTTAAGTGGAGAAGCCAAATATAGAGGTAACCTAATGAGAAACAATCAAGGATTTACGAACGAAAATTTAAGCAGAATGTACAACACAACTAAAAACAAATTTCAAGGATTACTAGGAGAATAATTAATGGGTATTAAAGATTATAGCACAACAGCTAATTCAAACACATCAATCAGTGGGATCAGTATCGCTGATGGAATGCCACCACGAAATGTGAATGATGCACAGAGACAGGTAATGGCTGACACCAGAACTGCCTGGAACACAAAAGAATTTTTTATTGTTGGTGATGGTGATGGCCCAACAACATTTACAAGAGCAAGTAGTACTACTATAACAGTCGGTGCAGACATTACATCAACACACCATGTTGGTCGTAGAGTTAAAATTATAGGTTCTAACACAGGTACTATCTTTGGAAAAATATCAGCTTCAGCATTTAGCTCACCTAACACAACACTAACCTTTGCTTTTGATAGTTCAAATATCAACTCTAGTGACTCAACTGTAGATGTTTATTTAGGATCTACATTTATAGGACCTTCTATTCCGGTTATAGATGAAGATAACATGGCTAGTAACTCAGCTATCCTTCCTCCTTCACAACAATCAGTTAAGGCTTATGTAGATGCAGAAGTTACTGCTCAAGATTTAGACTTTGCGGGTGCTAGTGGATCAGGTTCAAT